TGACAGGTTAAAAGAACAGCGCTACAAGGTTCGCGGAGTGAACTTCGGATGGAAGTCCAGCAAACCGGTCATGTGGGGCAACAAGCGCGCCGAGATGTGGGGGCTGATGAAGGACTGGCTACGTACAGCCAGCATCCCGAACGATCGGCAACTGAAGGCGGACTTGACTGGCCCGATGAAGAAGCCTGACTCGTCGGGGACGATCTATCTGGAAGGCAAGAAAGAAATGAAGTCGCGCGGTCTGGCCTCACCAGACGCGGCGGATGCACTAGCGGTGACGTTCGCGTTCCCGGTAGCTAGCCGTGAATCAGTCGTAGAACGTGTGGCACGGGCGACACCGCGCTCGTATCAGCAGACAGCGGTTGCAACTGGCTGGATGGGGAACTAAGATGGCAACGAAGAAAAGTGTGTCATTGAGCGTGGGCCGGGGCGAGAAGCTGCCGGTCAGCAAGGGTGCAGGGCTAACCGCCAAGGGGCGAGCGAAGTACAACGCAGCAACTGGCTCGAACTTGAAGGCACCCGCACCGAATCCGCAAACAAAGGCGGATGAAGGGCGTAAAAAGTCGTTTTGCGCTCGGATGGGTGCCGTAGCCGCCAAGGCGAAAGACGGCGAACGCGCGAAAGCGTCACTTAAACGATGGAAGTGTTAATTATGGCAACCAAACCTGGGCTATACAGTAACATCCACCAAAAACGCGAGCGCATCAAGGCCGGTTCTGGCGAAAAGATGCGCAAGCCCGGCTCGCCCGGCGCCCCGACCGCGAAAGATTTCAAGCAGTCTGCAAAAACGGCCAAAAAGGGGAAGTAAAATGCCGCTTGTTAAGTCAAAATCAGACAAAGCGTTCAAGCAAAACATCCGCGCCGAGGTCAAAAGCGGCAAACCCGTGAAACAGGCCGTGGCCATCGCGTACGCTACCAAGCGCGCAGCCGCCAAACCAGCGAAAAAGATGAAGTAAATGGATTTGTCGCCCGAAGAACAGGCCGTCATCGACTACCACAGGTCAAACCTGTACCAAGGTCGAGCGATGAAGAACCCAGACGGGTCAATGACCACGTTTAAGGGATCTGTTATCGGCGCTGACGGCGGGCACATGATTTTGCCAACGTATTGGCATGGGCAAGTCAGAGATATTCCGCAGGCTATGCGTTTTGCCATAAAATCCGGCATAAAGTTTCCTATTTACCCAACCGTTGACGAAGCACTGGCTGCTGAACAGCGCCTGCACGGCATTATGGAGCAGGATTTGCGCGACTTTGCCGCGCGACCAAAACCGCAGACAAGATAAATGGACTATACCGGCATAAATAAGGCAGCAAAAGTCGCGGATGTGGGTGGAAACCCACCCCCGGACGACATCAAGAAAGACACCCAAGATGTGCTGTCGACCATGCGAAAGCGCCTGCAAATGGCGCTTTCAGCCATGTCGGAGACGCGGGAAGATGAGCTAGACGACCTGCGATTTTATGCCGGTTCGCCCGACAACCATTGGCAGTGGCCAGCCGACGTGCTGGCGACCCGTGGGGCAGTGCAAGGCCAGACGATCAACGCACGGCCTTGCCTGACCATCAACAAGCTGCCGCAACACGTGCGGCAGGTGACGAATGATCAAAGACAAAACCGTCCAAGCGGCAAAGTTATTCCTGCTGACGACAACGCCGACCCGGAAGTCGCCGAAATCTACAACGGCATGGTCAGGCACATCGAGTACATCTCAGACGCCGACGTCGCCTACGACACCGCCTGCGAAAACCAAGTCGCTTACGGCGAAGGTTACATCCGCATCCTGACGGAATACTGCGACGACGACACGTTTGACCAAGACATCAAGATTGCGCGTGTGCGCAACTCGTTCTCGGTCTACATGGATCCGACTATTCAAGACCCGTGCGGTGCGGATGCCAAGTGGTGCTTCATCACCGAAGACCTGCAGCGTTCCGAATTCGAGCGTTTGTTCCCAGACGCCAGCCCGCTGACAACCCTGCAGGCGCAGGGCATTGGTGACCAGTCAATTTCGGTCTGGATCAACCAAGACACCGTGCGGATCGCTGAGTATTACTACGTCGAGTACGACAACGCGACACTGAACCTGTACCCCGGCAACATGACGGCGTTTGAAGGTTCGCCCGAGGCCAAGCAGATGAAGCAGATGGGCATCAAGCCTATCCGCACCCGTCAGGTACACGCCAAGCGGGTCAAGTGGTGCAAGACTAACGGCTACGAGATGTTGGAAGAGCGTGACTGGGTCGGCAAGTGGATTCCGGTCGTGCGCGTGGTTGGCAACGAGTTCGAGGTCGACGGTAAGATTTACGTCTCTGGTTTGGTGCGTAACGCTAAAGATGCGCAGCGCATGTACAACTACTGGACGAGCCAAGAAGCTGAAATGTTGGCCTTGGCACCGAAAGCGCCGTTTATCGGCTACGGTGGCCAGTTCGAAGGCTACGAGATGCAGTGGAAGACGGCCAACACGCAGAACTGGCCGTATTTGGAGGTCAACCCGGACGTCACCGACGGTTCAGGCGCCGTGCTGCCGTTGCCCCAGCGGGCAGCTCCACCGCTGCCACAGACCGGTCTGATTCAGGCCAAGATGGGTGCGTCGGATGACATCAAGTCGACCACAGGGCAGTACGACACCAGTCTGGGAGCGACATCGAATGAGCGATCGGGCAAGGCAATTATGGCGCGTGAGCGTCAGTCTGATACTGGCACTTATCATTACGTGGACAATCTGGCGCGGGCTATTCGGCACGTTACCCGTCAAATTGTTGACATAATCCCAAAGATTTACGACACCCAGCGTGTGGCTCGCATCATTGGTGTGGATGGCGATACTGACATGGTCAAGCTCGATCCAACCCAACAAGAGCCGGTCAAGAAGATTGTCAACCAGCAGGGCATTGAGATTGACAAGATTTACAACCCAAGCGTCGGTAAGTACGACGTCGTGGTGACCACTGGCCCGTCCTACATGACTAAGCGTCAAGAGGCACTGGATGCGATGGGCATGATCCTGCAATCCAACCCGCAGCTCTGGCAAGTCGCAGGCGACCTGTTCATTAAGAACATGGACTGGCCAGGCGCGCAGGAGATGGCCGAGCGGTTTGCACGGGTCATCGATCCAAAAGTGCTGGGCGACGGTTCGGACGACTCACCCGAGATGCAGATGGCCAAGCAGCAGATCGAGGCGATGGGGCAGGAGATGGATCAGCTCCAACAGATGCTGCAGAACGTCGGCAAGTCGATCGAGGTGCAGGACTTGGAGCGCAAGAACTTCGAAGCCGAGATCAAGGCGTACCAAGCAGAGACACAGCGCCTGTCTGCCGTATCTGGCGCTATGACGCCAGATCAGGTACAAGACGTCGTCATGCAGACGTTGCGCGACGTCATGACTACCGGCGACTTGGCAATGAGCGAGGGTGGTCTAGAGCTGCCGGGCGAGATGCCGATGCAAGAAATGCCGCCGGAAATGCAACAAATGCCGCCGGAAATGGGTATGATGCCGCCTGAATCGGCTGAAATGCCGCCGGAATTGATGAATGTGCCGCCCCAGGAGCCGCAAGCATGAACTGCGCTAATTTCGTAGGGTTGATGTTTTTAGGCCGGGATGTCGCTCATTCAGTGCATTTGAACACCCGTAGCTATGCCAAACATAAGGCACTACGCAAGTTTTACAATGAAATTGTTGATTTAGCAGACAAGTTTGCTGAAGCCTACCAAGGTCGTCACGGACTGATTGGCGCTATTTCGCTGCAGTCGACCAAAAAGCCCGGCAACATCATCGAGTTTTTGCAAGATCAGCTTAAAGAGATTGAAGACATGCGGTATAAAGTGGTCGATAAGTCGGACACTCCGTTACAGAACATCATCGACGAGATTGTTGGTCTGTATTTGTCAACGCTGTACAAACTGAAATTTCTTGCTTGAGGTAAATCATGGCTCTTTACAGACAAGGTAACGCTGACGCGCAGGTTAAAATTGGCGGCGGTAAGCTTTACGGCATTTTTATTTCTACAACGTCAAGCGGCACGTTTGCGCTGTACGATAGCGCAACAGCCAGCACCAGCGACCCAAAAATTGCCAATACCGTGACTGTCACCGCCGGTACTCAGTATTTGAGTTTTCCGGCTGGAATTTGGTTTTCCAAAGGTTTGTACATTGATATAGCAAACACTATCGAATACACAATCGTTTACGAATAAGGATAGAACATGGCCGTCAATCTCTCCCCTGTCGGCGGCGTAGCAGCCCAGTTTTTTAACAATAACGGCGTTATTTTGTCCGGCGGTAAGATTTTTACCTATGCTTCAGGTACGACAACTAACCAAGCTACTTACACTAGCTCATCCGGCGCAATAGCGCACACCAACCCTATTATTTTAGACAGTGCTGGCCGCGTGCCAAGTGGTGAAATTTGGTTGACTGACGGTGTGTCGTACAAGTTTGTTTTTACCAATAGCAACGATGTGTTGATCGGCACTTACGACAACATTAACGGCATAAATTCTACGATTGCCAATTTTACCACCGAGCAAGAATTTCAAACTGCCACAGCAGGTCAAACAGTATTTAATTTGACCACAATGGAATATCAACCAGCTACAAACAGCCTTTCGGTGTTTGTTGATGGGGTTAATCAATATGGCCCAGGCGCACAATACTCTTACGTTGAAACTGACAGCAATACTGTTACTTTTAACGCAGGGCTTCACGTTGGTGCTGAAGTTAAATTTACAACTTCAAATATAAACTCGACTGCTGGTGGAGCTGCGGCGGGAGTTTCCTTTACAGGTTTTAAAGGCCAAACAGGCAACGTCCAAGATATTG